ATTTAGAATGATTGAACACATACAGAAATCAATATGACCTACGAAATGAACCTAGTAATCCTAGTTTTTACAACTTTGCTTATTTTCAACTTATACAAAGACATTCACAATGACTAAACAAGAACGTATTAACGAATGGGAAAAGAAGATTGAACAGATCGTTTCTAGTTACAAAAACCTAAGCAAACGGTGTGACGCAGCAGATGAAGCAGGAACACTTAATGCGGAAGGAAATTTGTTTCACGCTATCTGGCATTTATTTGATACCATGCTCAGAATGGTCGATCAACACGACTGGATCAGTTGGTATTTATTTGAAAACGACTGCGGTGCGAAGAAGATGGAGGCAGGACACGATGGCAAACTCAGCAAGATTACCACGCCGAGAAAGCTTGCCGAACTAATCGTTGAAGATGAAAACAGAAACAAAATTTAAACTGTTGGTGATTATCCCTTATCTTATCTACTGGGCTATAACAGACTTGCTATCAGATTTAATTTTATCCAATAAAAAACCATGAGCGGACAATGCAAAAACTGCGGATACGATGGCTGCGTGTGCGATGACAAGGAGCTACAACGCGAGCTAACCTACGTCACTAAGCAGCTAACCAAGGCACATGAAAACATCGGCATTATGATCGACCAAATTGGGATGCTGCAACTAAAAGATACTGCTACCATCAATCAGTTGGACAACGCGCTAAAGATGGCTGGATCAAACCGAAACCACGCTCACAAATTGTCAATTCAGTTAGCTACAATCACCGAGCAGCGGGACGAAGCGCGTAGACTAGCCGAGAAATACCGTAACCTATCATGCGATAGCCAAGAAGAAGCTGATGAAACAATACTACCTTGGGAAACAACCAACCCGAACGAACTATGAACAACGACACACCGAGAACAGATAAATTTGTGGCGACATGGGATTTTTACAATGACCCGTTTGAATCAATAGATCACGCCCGAACACTTGAACGCGAACTAACCGCCGCCACCGAGCAGCGGGATCAATGGAAGAATAAATACATCCAGCAAAACAAAGACCTTGGGCATGAACTCCGAGATTCCAATGAGACTATTTGGAGTGAGTGCGCTCTAGCGAACGTAAGGCTCACGCATAAACACAATCCCGAACGAACTATGAACGAAGAAGAAAACGACACCGAAGCAGAATTAGCAGCTTGGGAATTATTGAGAGAAGCAAGACTAGAACTAACCGCCGTCACCGAGCAGCGGGACAGGCTACTTGAGCAACAGGAACAGTGGAGGCTGTCGTCAGTCTGCCGTGAGTTGATAGAACAGCGGGACAGGCTGGCTGAGGCTTTAATAAAGTGCCGTGAAGACTCTGTTTGCGAGCAGGTAAGAATGGAAAAGTGCCGTTACACGAAGGCGGCAGATGAATCGCAAGCAAATATCGACCGAGCCGACAAAGCCCTCCAATACCTAAACCAATCTCCAAACAATGCGTAGCCCGAAGCGTGGAGGTATCCGTAGCAAAGAACAAAACGGAAACCTGTGATACTTTTTGGGCTACGCTCCAATTACAATGACCGATAAACCATACCAAACAAACAAATCTCGACTAAAATATAATACATTAACAAAACAAAACAATGAGCAAACTAATTAAACTGAGTATAGATTTAACCGCTATCCCCAAGGATAAAATCAAAGATCATACCAACGGAAAGAAATACGTTTCAATCGACTGCTGGGTGAACGATGAAGTTGATCGCTTCGGGAAGAACGTATCACTGAACATCAGCCAATCACTAGAGGAACGTAACGCCAAGTCACCTAAAGTATTCTGCGGTGGTGGCGAGACTAAGTTTGGCTTTGAAAAGAATGAACAACCGCAAAAGATGGATCGTTGGGATGCTCCTAAAGATGATTCAGATTCAATTCCTTGGTAAAATACGCATATGCTAACTAAAATACAACAAGACACGCTAGACCTTTATCTGCAATACGGCTCGTATCGCAAGGTAGCTGAGAAACTAGGCAAAGGCAGAACTACAATTCGTGATTGCATACAAACCCTAGAAAAACGTGGCTTAGTTCCATGGTTAGCTAGTGCCGCTGCACCAGAGCATCTAAAAATGGTCAAGACTACTGTGCAGCTCAATGCTGACGGAACGATTGAACGCGAGTGGAGACGGCTAGAACCACAAGCACAGCAGCTATCTGACATTGTTGATGGGCTATGTGATAAGGCTCGTGGAAAGGGTAAAGTTCCTAAGCGAATCGAACGCAAGACCGATACCAAGGATATTCTTTTCGAGTTGGATATTTTCGATGCGCACGTTGGAATGTTTGCTGACGAGAAAGAAACGCTAGATGAAGATTACGACTGCGATATTGCTGCAAAGCGTATGGTTGAAGTAGCTGAAGGGTTAGCTAGACGGGCGCAACGTCCAGGTAAATGCGTCCTAGTGTTCGGCGGCGATATGCTTCACAGTGATACCAGAAACAATAAGACTGAGCTATCTGGACACGTTCTGGATGTTGATACTCGCTACCACCGTATTGTTGAATACATCATTGCTGCGTCCCGTGACGTTGTGAACATCGCGGCCAGCATTGCTAACGAAGTTGAGATTATCGTGCTATCTGGGAATCATAGTTGGCATAGTGAAGTATGGTTGGCACAGGTGCTTGATGCTTACTACTCCGAATGTCCGAATGTTAAGGTTCAGCTTGGTAGATCGCCACGTAGGATGATGGTGTTCGGCAACAATCTACTAACGTGGGCGCACGGCGACAAAATCCCAGCTAATAAGTGGGCTATGATTATTGCTACCGAGTTTGCTAAGGAGTGGGGAATGACAAAATATCGCTATCACAAATGCGGTCATGTTCACCATAAAAAAGCGTTTGCTCCTGTTATTGTGGACGAACAATCTGGATTGCACGTTGAATACTTGGAAGCTCTTGCAGCTACGGATTCATGGCACGCAAACGCAGGTTTTGTCGGCAGTCAGCGCGGTGCAAGCGGTTTTGAATTTCATAAAGATTATGGGCTTATGACAAGATTCTTCCAGCCAGCTTAAATAATTCTTGCTAACTTTAATTTATTAACCAATCTAATGATCTCACCACTTTACTATATGTATAAATACCAAGTCCTAACCCCAGAAGATGCAACTAATAACGGCTATCAAAGCCTTACAGTTCCTTACAAAATCGAAAGTCCGAACATCGAACTTCGCAACAGAGAACGCCTACTATGGCAAAAACAATGCGAAACAATGCAAGGCACGAAAAGCGTTGTAGTTCAATTTGACAACGGTGTTGAAATGTGGCGGCACAATTCCGAGATGGACATTGATCCAGACACGGGCATGAAATGCGTCAGATATATCTCTAAGCTTCGCAAATAAACCAAACAAAACAGAAAGACAAAAATATGAGCCAAGAACAACAAATACTAAAAGACCTTGAAAAAGGTAAACGTATAACCGCACTTGATGCGTTTAAAAAATATGGGTGCTTACGCCTTGCTGCTAGAATTCTTTCCATTAAGAACGCTGGCTACAACGTGGATAAGAGCATGGTCAAAAAGAACGGTAAAACATTCGCATCCTACTACCTACGCTAATGCCATTAGACGAAGATACCCGCAGATATGAAGCTCCACCAGAATATGGCTACCCAGATAGCCCCGATCCAATGGATGTAGCGCACGCATTTAACGAACAAGAATCAATCGACAACGAAAGCAAAGAACCATGACTATCACCCTACAAGAATACCTGCACAGAGAGCCAATCTTTGTGATACCGCAAACTACTATCACCTGCCAGGATTGTCGGCTGGAAGAAGCTATCCAAGGCGATGAATCAATCGAGCTAGAGTATGACAACGCTGTTGACATGGAGGCAGTAGAAGAATCATTAGAGATAACGATGGAGAAGCTAGGCTGGGTTGATATGGTTTGCCCTAATTGCACAAGCTTTAGAATTAAACACTCAAGATGAAAACCATGACCTACATAGACGGTAAGCTAATGGATGAGGCAAGCGTTATCCACTATACCATAGCGAACTATCCTAATCATGCCACCAAGGAGATAGACATTAACGATGCTACCAATATGTTGGATTCGTTCGGGCATATCGTAGAGGAATACGCACCGCTACCATGCGTTGTAGGTATCGACAATGGCGTATCTGGTGGCGTTGCTATCCTTAGCCAGCACAATGGAAGTATTATTGCTAGTGCAGCTATGCCTTGCAAGCAGCGTGGGGGTAAAAACGAGGTGGATATTTACACCCTTTACCAATGGCTACGTGATAAATTAAACGGTCGTTTTACTTCAGCGAGCTACTACATCGAAGAACCTTGTGGCAGTAAGTCACTTGGGGCAGCGTTGTCTATGGCTTCTAGTTTCCATTCGATCCGTGGTATGCTCGAAACGAAAGACTTAAACTGGTATGGCGTTCCAGCTAGGAAGTGGCAGAAGGCACTTATGGGCAAGACTAAGATACCAGCAAGCAAAGTTACCGAGCAGGAACTAGCTAAGAAGCTGTGGCCAGATGAGCAATGGGTTACGCTTAGACCTACTGGCAAGAAGTTGCATGACGGTGTAATAGATGCCGTCTTAATTGCTAATTGGGGAAGGGAGCAAAACCTGTGATAGCATTAGAAGGAATAAAGTTTCATCGTGTGTGGGCTATGCCTAATTCCGATACTTTCTCAGTCCCTCCAATGGGTGATTTAGTGCAAAGATATTTGCGCGAATCAAAAGTTTCAATAGATCCATTCGCTAGGAATAAAAGATGGGCTACATATACGAATGATATAAATCCAGATACGGAAGCAGAGTATCATTTAGAAGCTAGGGATTTTCTTCGTGAAATGGTAGCCAAAGAGATTAAAGCAGATGTTATTATTTTTGATCCTCCATATAGTCCAAGGCAAGTTTCTGAAGTATATTCAGCAATAGGATTAACCGTAACAATGAAGGATACCCAGACTGCTTGCATGAAGAAGGAATGTAGAACACTAATGCGTCAATTATCTGACGTTGGAACAGTTGTTTTATCTTTTGGCTGGAACTCGGTAGGTATGGGTAAAGGATGGAATACTGAGGAGATTATGCTAGTTTGTCATGGCGGCGATCATAATGATACTATTTGCATGGAACAACGAATGGATTCCAAACAACAGGAAATGGACTTATGAGTACAAAGGGCGACTGGTCACGAGTAAACGACCACAAATCATATCAGAATAACTACGATGAAATTTTCAGAAGAAAAGAGAATAGACCAGAAGAAATACCGCTTCATACCGAGAAAGGTAGCCGATCCGATCAACAAGGAGAAGGTTCGGAAGCAGATAGACTTTCTGCCAGAGACGTTCAAGCGGATACATAAGCTGGCTTGCCAAGACGGTATCTCGTTTAGTAAGGCACTAGAGCGGATGCTTAACACGGAAGAAGCTAAAGCCATGACTCCAGACGTTACTACTACGTGGATGGATAAGGTTAAGGCTGAAGTGGGTAGTTACGCATCCTACAATTTATTTCAAAAGACAAGGAAAACAAATGGCAACACTAAAGGGATTCCCCGCAAGGTTTAAAGGCACGAAGGCAGAAGATTGCACTGGCGAAGGATGGCTAGAACATTTTACTAATGCTAGGAAGCTAATCAAGCAGGGAGGCATAGCTGTCTTTGTGGGCGATTGTGGGACTGGTAAGACACGTATGAGCTATGAACTAGCGAAGCTCCATAAAGAACGCACAGAGTATGTCTATGGCTTAAATAAGATATGCCCAGCCATCTACACCACGGCTGACAAGATGCTAGAGGCCTTAAGATCGTCTTACAGTGGCGATAATGACGCTAAAAGCGAACGCAACGTGACGGAGGAGTTTTGCACAGCTTCCTTGCTGGTTATTGATGAACTAGATGCTTGCGTCAAAAGCGAGTTCGGGCAGCGTAAGCTTAAGCGGATCATAGATGAACGCTATATGGCTAACTTACCAACCATAATGATTACCAACCACGACAAGAATAAGCTGTATGAGCTACTACCTGCTCCAGTTATTTCACGCATCCGTGAGAATGGTAAGGGCTTTAGCTTTAATTGGGCTAGTTTTAGGGATTTAGTTTGTCAATAACCTTTAGCAAACGCTCTACGGCTGGATAGCAAAGCTCATCCATACAGCGAACTACTTGCTCTGCTTGGAATACATCCCCCCAACCAACGCCACTTAGCAGCAAGCAAGCCTCGAATATCTCATGCCGCATTGTCTCAATGAACAGCTTCTTGTTGGCCGCAACCTTAACGTCAATATCAATGATTTTCTTGTCAAAGTGGAACTGACCGAAAAGCTCGCCTTCAAAGTCACGCACCCGAATCCTAATCTTTTGCCCAGCAATAGGCAGGCTTGATGGGATTACAAACGCTCGTTTCATTTATTGCAGCGAGACTAATGCTTTAGCGTAGGTTTCGGCAATGTTATCTGGGTTGACCTGCTTGCAATCATCTTCATTGCTACCGAAGAACGGCTCAACAATAATAGCTGGGCAGTGGGTAAGCTCTAGGAATTTGCCACCACGGTCAGTTTTCTTAATCGGCTTCAATCCTCTAGCTTTGATGTTCGGGAAGTTCTTGCTGAAGCAATCGTTAAACTTCTCAGCGATAGCTTTCCCTTTAACGGAGCTATGCCAATAAAGCCATTCATGTCCAGTAGCCCCAGGGGTAGCCGAGTTGAAATGCAGCTCGATAGCCAGGGTAGCTTGTGCTTTCTTAACTTGTTCAGCTATATCTGCCATTGCATAACCGTAACCATTGCCAGCGTAGTGATCGAATATCTTCGATGGGATACCTTTGCGGGTTAGCTCTGCGGATAGTTTAGTAGCAATCTTTAAGTTAAAGTCACGCTCACTAATCTTTAGATACTCCGAGTAAGCCCCGCCATCGTATCTTCCGCTGATCTTCCTACTATGTCCTATGCAAATCGCTATCATTTAGTTGGGTTTCCTTTCTCTCCGATAATCACAGCACGGCGGTAAGAATAATCGTTATGGAAACGTTGCCTACGCCCTATCAAAGTTCCTTCAGCAAAATTGTATTCCACCCCTTCAAGCAGATGGATTGTCTCTGGATCGTATAACGCACTCTCGTTTACGGGCAAGTCTGGAAGCAAGTCTTTCGATACGCAACTTTGAAGCAGGAGAACCGTTAGCAGCAAGGGTATCAATTTCATCTTCAATGGCATCTAGTTCACGCTCGACCCCGCTTTGCACCCATAAAATGTAGGCACGTAAAGCGAGGTTAACTGTGGTTATTAGGTTCAATCCTTTTTAAAGGTATTGATTAAACCGATAAGTGCAAGACCACCAGCGATGATGGACTCAGCTTGTTCTGGTGCTAATTTGATGCCGAAAGCAGTTGCAATGGCAATAATTCCGCGCCAGGTGGACTCTTGTTTTA